AACTACATTATTACGGTTTTGGCTTCGTAAAAATGCCAGTGCAAACCTACTTTTTTGAAAAATCCATTTAAGTTTTGGGCGTGAACTTCATCGGTGCCGTACGCTTCCAGTTCTGCAAACGTTGGCATTGCAGTTATAGCAGAAATAGAAGCATAACTCTTTGTAGCTTGCTTTGAATATCCGCCTGAAGCATTTTCACCGAAAACATTGACAACCGGTGTTGCCCCAACAGTAATTCTTGAAAGAGAATTATCGGCGTTGATTTGCGCCAAAGCAGTTCCAGTTCCTGTAGGATTATTTACTTTTTGATTAAGCGCTGTTTGAACCGAGGTACTTATCGGTTTATTCGCATCAGAAGTATTATCAACGTTCCCTAACCCTACAGCTGCTTTATTAAGACTTTGCCACGTCTTATCTCCTCTGTAATATTGCGATGTTGTACCAGCTGTAATAGCATTTTCTTTTCCTGCAATCTCAGCGTTTTTAGCATCAGATAAACCGGCAGGGTTTCCGGCGGTTCCATTACCTTTCAGCGTTGTATCTGTCACAATTGAAGTAATACTGTCAGAACTTCCAACCTTCAATATCTCTACAACATCAGTTGAATGCTTATATTTACATAAAACTGTTGACTTTGCAGGTATTGTAAATGGTGTGTTGTCAACAATTCCTTTATAAAGTCCATCAGTAACTACACTGCTGATTATTACTTTTCCAATTGAATTGTTTTTGATAGTGAATAGGACATCCCTAGTCGTTTCTTCAGAAAATTCAATCGTATTAATATATTTATCTACAGATGAAGGTATTCTTTCTTCCAAAGAAAAACACGTTCTGGCATCACTATACACGAGTGCATAGTAGGATAGTTTGTTTGGATAGACTACTTTCCAGTTATCTTCTGCTTTTTCTTTGAATCCGTTCAAAACTTCCGGATCAATGTAAGACCCTTCCGGTGTGATCAAAATTAAACATACATGAACTTCGCCCGGATCAATCGAAGGCTCTTTAGGCTCGTCCGATTCCACACCCTCTTTTAAAAAAAACAATCCGGCTTGATCTCTAGCAACTACACGAACAAACTTCTGTCCGTCAGTTACGGCGGTAAAAGGTAGATCATTAGCAAAAGCTCTTGTTAATACTTTACCTCCGATTCTCACTTTATTTGTTCCCGATGAATGCACTCCTACATTTACGTTATTTGAAGTCGTTGTGATTTCTCCAACCGCAATAACCTCATTTGTGTTTATTGTGAACGGCAATTGGTTTTCCGGAACAACGCCATCCACAAGATCAGCTTTTTTTGCTAATGTTTGAGTGAGATTATCTACATCTGCCATCGGAATTTTGTCATCTTTATGACGGAATGAATCCAACCAAGACCAAAACTGATCCTGATCCGGTTTTTTAAAGTTGCGGAACCATTCTTTGATGATATTAATATCTACTTTTGCCATTGTTTTTTAATCAAATCCTACAAAGATTATGTGATCTGCTATTAGTGAAGGTTGGATGTTACTGTGTGGTTGTCCGCCTCCTCTGTTTTTTATTCTTATAACATTCTGACGGTTAATTCCTGTAATTTCACGGTTTGATGTAACTACAGCTGAGCCAAAGCCATCACTATCCACGTCATCGCCTGAAGAATTAATTTCACTATCGTGATTGTGAGCTGGAATCTGATTGATGTCTAATGTAATTTGTGCTGCTCCAATTTTACTACCTTGTGCCGCCCCAAAATTCACATCTCCTACTTTTCTTCCTGCAATAACGCATCCGGCTGCAATATCCCACGGCTCCCAACCTTCTGGAATATCTTCTGTAAATTTGCCCCAAACTGCTACTAATCCAATTGGAACGGACTTTCTTAATTTGACTAATTCATCTTCGATTTTAAAAAGTGTGAGAGGTCTTCTGAAACTTGACCACGGATAAGAAGGCGTCCCTTCGCCGAATGTTGCATAACGGGTGTAGATAACCGGCTTGATTGAACCATCCTCAAAGCCTCTCGCATCTGCAATTTCAACGATAGCTACATTAGCAGATTGTTGACCGCCTTTGAACGGCAATAATTCACCATAAATCGAAACAAAACCATCGTTAACAAAACCGCTGCCACCAACTTCGCAGCCTGTGATAATTGCTATTTCTCCAGCCATACTACCATAAGCGTTAAAAGTCTTGTAAGCTTCCTGAGCAGCATCAAGAATTTGTGTTGACAACCCAAAACCACCCGGCTGATTGTAATCTATTTTGTTCATTTTAAACTTTTATAATTTTATATCGCTTCGATGCGAGTTTATAATAATCGACCAAAGCAGTCATTGCATATACTGAGAAAACCAAATCTGTTGGCACTTTAACAATAAAGTCAACGCCTGTATCTTCGTAATCTTCATCACCATACAGATACATAGTTCCCAGCCATTTTGGTTTTTGTTCAGCATCTGTGTAGATATACTGTCTTGTAAAAGCATTTCCGGAAGAAATTTCAATCCTTCTGAGCGAAGGGTCAAACCTATCGTTGAGGGCTTTTCTCAAGTAACAGATTTGGCTATTGTGCGCCAGTTTATAAAGGTTGTCACTCCGGAACTGTAACCATTGATAATGTATGCTGTCTATGTCATCAACAATCAGCTCTAACCAAGCTTTCATCAGTTCGCCTCTGAGAAACGTTGGAGTTAACAGAACTGCCAATTTTCGCCAATTAACTATATGCCACATAACTGATGTTGTCAAAGTTTTCGATTTGAAAATATCCGGATGTCGGAATTTTCTTCACCGATATATTTTCAAAATTTCCGTAAGTCACACCATTATTAGCAATCCACTTGCTTTGTGCATTAACCAGATGGGGAATTTTAATACCTTCCGTTGCCTGAAGCTTATCGATCAATGATGCTAATATTAATTCACCATTGAACGGTAATTCCTTCATAAACTCTTTTAAGGCATCTTCTACCGGTTTACGTCCGGTTCTGATAGATACACCGTCAGCAGTCAAGAGCAATGGATCATAGTATATTGTCATTAAAAGCTTCAGGATATCCGGCAGGTAATTAATGACAGTAATTTTCACACCTGCATCCTTTATTTCTTCCATATACGCAGAAAACGCCGGGTAAACTTCATCGGGAATCGGAGCCAGAACTCCGGAACCATCTTCAGTGGCAATCTTAACAATCAATCGACTTTCAGTCGTTGATTCTGTGACCGCTGCATATTTGATGATTTTGGATGCAGCAATTTCTTCATCAGTTGCAGAACCGTTATTAAAAACGTCTGTATCTTCTATCAGGTCAAAACCGTATTGGAACTGCAAAACCTTGTTTCGATACCAGCGCAAAGTGTGAGGTTTCAGCAATGAGAGTAGCTGCTCAATCAATTGCTGATGTTTGTCGAATATTGTCTCCAGCACCCAGGAACCATAAGCAAACACCCAAAGCCAAAGACGCCAAATCGCCACTTTTGAAGTCGAGTTAAGAGCGTTCAATCTTTCGTCCGCTTCTTTTTTTGCGACTAAATCTGAATATATTGTTTCTACGCTTCTTGCCATTATTGTACTATGAAATTTTGATTTAGAATCCAGACCGAAATACCTTCCGGCTGTTCTTCAGATTCTCCATTTTGTGTGATGTCCGTTGCCGGCTGTATTGCCCTTGATTGATAATAATTCTTTATGTCTACGTCTTGTGTAATTGAATCAGGAATTATAAGCTCTTTTCCGGCAGTCAGCTGATCTGTTAAGCTCATTTCATTTGCGGCAGCAATCTCGAAAGCGTTCTGAACACTTCCGGTGTGCTGGATTGCAACATCAAGCAAGCTTTGATTATGAAGAACTATTACCGTTATTGCCATCGGTCAATGATTTTACTGATGTAACTGCTTTTTTAACTTTTACGAAAATGATTTTCACCTTCTTTTCAATATCAAATCCGGCTTTCGGCAGGTTTTCAAAAAATATCGAATAAAACTCGATCGCACAGGTTATTGCTATTGCAATAAGCGTTAAGGTGATTTCGTGATCTGTATAATTGTTTTTTCCGAATGATTTGATCCGGAACAGGTACTCGATGCCATAAGAACTGAGAATGAATAAAAAATAAGTCACGCTCTTAACAATGGACAAACGGATTTTTTGAGATGAAAAACCATACTTCCAAAAATTGCTTTGAATCTTAGAATCTTTCCAAAGATTCCAGCTGGCTAAAACACCTGTGATGAAATCCAAAACCATCAATCCTGACAGTAGAATCATTCCGAGCTGGCAACTTGAAAGCGAGACCAGGCTAACTGCCGGAACTGCAACAGCTGGTTTTTTAACCGCTGTAAAAAGCAGGATTAGATGATGTTTGTAAGTGTTTAGTTCTTTCATAGTTGTATAATTTTTCCCTGCGTTAAAGCTCCGCCTCCTGAAGGGCAAACACCGGTTACAATTTTATCTTCAAGAAAGTCATCATAGATTATCAGATAGATTTCTGCAATTAGTTCATCCAGTTCTAATTCATCTTCCTTTTCCTGAAGCTCTTTAATTTTATTTTTTATTCTGATTTTTAACTGTTCACGAGTTGCCATTATTTCAAAAGGTTTTCTGTCCTACTAATTAATTCGTCTGCAATTATCTTTTGTGGTTCTATCAATCCGAGCGTGACACCACTTGAAGTTTTTCTCTCAGCGGTCTTAACAAATTTTAGTATGTCAACTACCAATTTTTTTAAAGTTTCATTTTCCTTTTTTAGCAGAAAACCGTCCTTATCAAAACTAAATTTGACGTTCTCAATGTTCCAGTCCACTTGTTCCACTTCAGAATAAACCTCAACATATAACCAATCCAGCTTCTCTTCTATTGGCGATACCAGAACTGATGAACCAATTACAGGATAAATAAAAAGTTGCTTTTTTGCGCCATCTATCAATGATGATAACTGCACATTGTAATATTCAATTCCGTCATCAACAACAGTACATGTTCCCGATTCTTTATCGACCTCAAGTACCTCAGCGGCAAATGTGGAAACACCTCTCGCCTTTAGGTTAGCAAATAGTTTCTGTAGATCATCCATTACAATCGATTTCCGAGGGTTGATTTTCTCCTGGCTCCAGACATTCCAAAAGTTGTTACCACTGATTTAATGAAGTAATTGCCTTCTCGGTTTTTATGCTCTTTGTCAATTAATTCCGCTGCCATTCCTCGAGTTGCATACGGCAAAAGAAAAGAAGTTACATCACCTTCAAAACCATCATATTTTGCCTCTTTTAAAACTTTATCTGCCATATTCTGCATGATCTTCTCATCATAGACAGCATTCAAGTTGAACCGTCGCTCCTCACCGCCGTCGTCACCAGCTGTATATGTTTTCTTTTTGTTGGTTTTCTTATCCGTCCAGGTATAGATGACTTTTATTTTTTTTTCGTCAGCTGTTTTGAATTCAAGATTATTCTCAACAAGATTATAATTAAGGTCATATTTTACTCTTTGTCCAATGTTAGTAGCCTGTTGCAATCCACAGTAAAGCGTTCCGTCATCTTCCAGAAAAATAGTCATTGCCATATTTTCTTTGATATCCTGCAAAGCTTGTGTCCCGTTTTTTGAGCGGATTATCCAACTTTCAAGAGCTACGTCCGGAACTCTTTTAGAAAGCTTTATTCCAGTGCCGGAAACGATCTCTTGGAGAATCTCTTTTAAGGTAGTTTTCTTCCAAGATTTTGAAATATTCTTTCTTCTCAATAGCCACATGGCATCCTCGCAATGGATTTCCATAGGAATTTTCGGATTAACTTTTTTAACAAAACCAACAAACTCAACTCCTTCATACTTACCTTCATATCCCAATGTTATCTTGACAGGATCGCCGGGCATAATAACCTCTTCAATATATTTTTGTTCATTGTTTGACCTGATTTTAAATTTTGTAGGCATCTTGATGACCGCTGTGTCAACCAACTCCAAAACACTCTTCGTAATTTCAACCTCATTAACAGAATTGAAAACAAAATCTCCTATTTCTATTTTTGATGATAGAATAAACATTACAGCAATGATTTTAAAGTTTTTTCTCTTTCGTTGAGATCAGCATAAAAATCCTGATCGCTTACCGCCGTCATTGTAAATTTTTGCAAACCTTGTTCTCCTGCCATTTCATCAAACTGAACATCTTTCAACACAATATTTCTTATTTCAAACAATTCCAAAAAAGGATTTGAAATCACTTCTAAAGAATCATTTATTTCAAACATCCTTTTCAGTTCTGCGACCTGCTCAGCAGGATAGGTTTCTGGATCATTTTCATTAACACATACACCTTTGATATTGATATTGTAATCTTCTGTGCAGATATATTCTTTTACGGTTCCTTTCCGCTCTTTGCCAACTGTCGCAGTTTCTACAATCGTTTTTGCAAGACTAATTGATAACAGTGGTTCATTAGGAAATAAATATTGATTACCTGCTTTATCTGCAACACTCAAAGTGGTGAAATAGCGACCGCCCAAAACCAAATCTTTTCCAATCCCCATTAAATTGGGTAGAATAAATTTTGTTTTATTGTTTTTCCACCAATTCGGAAATAATGGTCCGACATAATCAAAGTGCGCCCTAGCGACCAATTCTTTAAAATCAAATTCCATTATCCTGTTTGCATTTGTAATGCGCTATTTGCAGCTCTTAATAAAATTTCCTGAACCTTATCACCAAGACCACTAAGTCCGGTTTCTGTTTTGTCAACATTAATAATCGTATGATCTTGCAATTTGTTGATGTTGATTGTAATATTTGTTAGGCGGTTTCCACCGTCGGTGATTCCATCGCCTTTTTTCTTTTTTTTCTTATCGTCATCCTCTTCTTTCGGCTTCCCCTTTCCTGTTAAACCAGGAATTGCATCGAGATAATCTTTTGAATTCCCGGTTTGTTCGCCTTTTAAACCTTTGAAAGAATCTTTAAGCTTTTTGAAATCATTAGCGATACTTTCTTTGTTTGTGGTAATTCCTATATTTCCGGCAGCCTTAACCAATTCTTTTTCCCGATTGTCCGTACCTTTTGAATAATCGGCGGTCTGTTTTGCATATTCTTTTTTCAAAGCATCAATTTGCCCGGACGCTTCGGTTTTTACTTTTTCAGTGACTTTATTAAAAGCTCCAGAAAAATCACCATCCATTGCCATCTTGATAGCATCACCAACTTTGCTGAAAATCCCTACAATTGTTTGTGCTGCATCTTTCGCATAAAGAATCATTAAATTAAATCCTGTTTTGAAACTTAGGACACCAAAATTGAAATCGGCTTTGATCTGTTCCCAAACAATCTGAAAGATCTTTTTCAATGCGTGCCAGCTATCGCCCCAACCGGATGTGTACTTAATCGCCATTCCAATGACGGTTATCAAGGCAACAATACCAATCACAATCCAGCCTATTGGAGAAATCGCAATAACAGCATTCAATATTCCCCAAGCTATTGCAGCATCTAAAATATAAGGAGCAATAGGCTTTAGCCAATTTATTAAGCCGATTAATCCTGTTGTAAACCAATTAACCGCTAGAAGAACACTTACCATAATATCTCCAAACATTCCTAATGCATCGGAACTTGATGATAACCCGAATACACCTTCAGCAGCGATTTTTAAAAACTCTTTAAACGCTGTAACAACGGGGTATATATTTTGCCAAAGCAAGTCAAACCAATGTGCAATTAGAGGCAAATTATCCTGTAGAATTTGCAGTAAATCAGCAGCTCCACCAAGCACATCACCAAATATTCCACCGCCGTAACTTCCTACAGCCACTAAAAATCCCCACCATTGGTCTTCCAGATTTGAAATCTGACCACCAAGCGTTTTAGATACCACTTCCATTGAGCCAGCGACACCTTTCATTCCACCATAGGCAATGATTGCATCTTTGATCGCTTGTTCATTATTGGCAACTTCTTTTGTTACGCCCTTGAAAGTCAATTTCACTTTATCGCCGTCCTTAGAAGCTTTGATACCAAACTCTTTCATCCTTTCGAATTCTCCAGTCTGAGCATCGAGTAAAGCTTCAACCATTTGGTCAAAGGATTTTCCCTGGGAACTTGCCAAATCTCCTAATTTGGTCATCTCTTGATAAGTAGGATAAACGCCCCTATTTACAAGCTTGATAAAACCACCAGTCAACTCATTGAGCTGATAAGGCGTTTTGGCTGCGAACTCTGTTAGAAGTGCTAAAGCACCAGAACCTATCTTCTCACTTTGAAAAGTGTTGGTCAGGACGGCATCAAACTTTTCAAATTCCGCCCGGGCTTCGACGACCTTTCCCACAAAGCTTTGTAATGTGGCGACGGCAAAAACTCCAAGAAAAGCTTGTTTTAGACTTCCTAATCCACTAGCAACTTTTTGAGATTGTTTATCAACATTCACCAAATCCTTAATGAAATCTTTTGCCTTTCTGGACGCTACACCGACACTGTTAGCAACATTTTTCAGTTGCGAACTGGCGTAATCTTTCATTTTGACAATAAATTCGTAAACGTTCATTAGGTGGCTTCAGAAGCTTTTTTCTCCTGTTGTCTTATAAAGTGTAGGTCTTGTATTTTTTCAGCCCAATCATCGTCCGATAACTTATCAGGTGATGGTATGTGCATATAGTAATTGAGATAAGCGTTGAAAAGTCTAATATCAATGTTATTTCCGTATTCTTTTGCCGATGCATCGTCTATGTCTACGATAGCATCGTCTAAAGCTTTTTTAGTCTGCCAATCTTTTGATTTTGCAGTTTTTCAATAGCCTGATATAATGGGAATCGCACTTCAGGATTATTCTTGTCGTTGAAAGCTTCATCCTTTGAAGTGACGATCATATCAAAGAGATGTTCTTGTGTCTGGAATGGCTTGTTAGCCGGATTTTTCTTTTCGGCAAGCCTGATATCTTCTCTTGTGATTACTCTGACAACGCATTTGAAGTCTTCAATTGTAATTTCGTGTCCGGTTCCTTTTTTCTTGATGACAGCATCCGGATAATTGAAGAAATCGACCAACTCCTTTCTGGCTGGTAAGAAATATTCATCATCTTTTCGGATTTCCTCATCTCCATCGATCCAAAGTGCATTAATCATTTCTTCACCGAAAGCGATGTCACCACCTTTTTGCATTGCTGTGAATGCTCTTTTGAAATCCTGCATTTTTGGTTCTTTCAGAAAAGCGGATTTATCTTCAATTGGCAGTTCGTAAACACCGCCATATTTATCTTTCCATTCCTGGATTTGTTCTTGTGTTGCTTGCATAATGTTGTTTTGTTTGTTTGAAAAAGCCTGTACCCAATTAGCACAGGCTTTTTGAAAAATAATAGATATGAATGTTTATGACTGAGGTATCAAGTCAAGGAAAATAAATGGTAGTTCAACTAACATATTCCCATCTCCCTGATTGAATGTCTTTTTCCCTTCCGTAAACTCACAGGTCTTACAGGTATCAGTAACAGTCTGTCCGCCGTCCTCAGGTACGTAAGCGATTGTTAAGTCAAATTCCAATCTGAGATGATTCTTTCCCGGAGCATCTCTCGTCATCGCTTCGAACTCAGACTGCCAGATTGTAATTTTTCCTTCAAAATCTTCATTACCACGTACTATTTTATGACCTTTACTGCCTCGACCTCTAAGGATCGATTTTTCCTGTTTTCTTGAATATTCTACAGATGTAACACCTGTAACAATTCTACCACCTAATGAAATGGAGACATCGCTCCAACTATATTGTTTTGAATCAAATGTATCTGGCATAATTAAGCTTCTGTATTAGTTGTGAACCCGATGTTCACGGTTATATATTTAGCGTAACCAACTGGCAAAAGGGCAATTGAAACCAATAGTTGACCTGTAGAGACTACATTCTGATTGGCATCAATTTTTACTTGTACGTCTGAAAGTTCACCTACAGCAACCATCAGATTTCTAATTCTCGTATCGATTGATGCTTGCCACGATTTTACAACTGCCGGATGTATGCTTCCATTGGGTTGGATTGGTACTTCATCCTTCAGATTATCCAAGAGAACATCATAAGCAAGTAAAACCGCTTTGTCCATCACAAAACCGTTAGCCAACGATTTGAAATCATCATCAACTTGTGTTAGTGTCGGATCATCGGAAAAGTAAAACCCTGAACGACCAACATAGTTTTGCAAGAAGATGTAACCTTTATCGTGAATAGCGTTCCATTGTGCTGATAAGCTTTCCACTTTTCCTCCAGAGGTGAAGTAAGCAGCAGTATTTTCAACTGCGCCATCTCGAACTCTTCCAATATTTCTTTGAACAGGAATACTTGCTAATCTTCCAAGCGCCAAACCGATAGAAGCTTCTGCTGTTGCATCAGTATTAGATAAGAAAATTGAAACCCTATTGAAATTACTATCAGCAACATAATTTTTCAAAGCCGTTGAAACGCCTGAGAAATTGTTACCCGAAATAATCACTCTTAAAGGGAAGTATTTGTCTGCAAATTCATCTGCCAAAGCTTGTGCTTTTTCTACAGCTGTGGAAACATCGGCATCAAGACCATTGGTGATTGTTGGCGTTCCTGTTGGTTGTTTCACAATCCCTAATACTCTAATATTTCCACCTGCATCAGCAATTAATTGTTTTGCAACACCCGAGTCTTTATCAAGAGCTGATGTCATTGTTGTAGCATCAGAAATCAACATAAACCAGATTTCTGCGTTACTTCCTGCGTAATCGTAGAACGCTTTGATATGTTTGTATGCAAAGGCATTGGTTCCGGTCTCTTCGATTCCCAGGTCTTTTGCTTCCTGCAAAGAGAAAATCTGATAAGACTTCCCAACAGTTGCTTTTCCTGCAACGGTTGCTCCGGTAATTACCAATCCGGGAATCTTCTGGATATCGGCAGCATTCTGTCCGAGTCCGTTGGTTGAGATGTTAAACTTTATGTATGGTAACATTTAAGTAAAATTTTAAAATGAATAAAATGATGATACACGCCAGAAATCCGAGTCCGAAAGCCTTAACCAAATCCCAAAACACATAACCGGTAGTTGTTTGAGACGATGTATTTTCTTTGACTGATGTGAAGGAATCTCTACTTTCAAAATCCTGTCTGATCTTCGTAGCTAATTCAATAGAATCACATTCAGCAGTCACAATAATTGTGTCGTGCTTCACTATGACTTTTGCTGTGGCATTGCCATTCTTTTGCGTGTAGGTTTTATCTGCACTTTTTGGAGCGGAACCATCGGGACACTTTGTAAGTGCGTTTAAAGGCAGTTGAAATCCTGTTGAAGATCCCGGAGCAGTGAGAATAGTATCTCTATACTTTGTTATCTTAACAGTGCTATTGCCATTAGTTGTTTCTTTGGTTTGGGAAACCTGCCGATTTGTCCGGCAAGCTCCCAAAACAAACAACACCACAAAGACAAGGATAATGTTATAAGTTTTCATCTGGTTACTCTTGAAAAATATAGATCAGATTCTTTTTTTCTGCGATTGATAAGCCCTTGAACAGTTTTTCCGTTGTCTTTTACCCAACGCATAAACTGAACTCTGATATCTGGATCATTCGGATTGGCGTTAACTCTTTTAAGAAGGGTCGAACCGTTAAAAGCACTTACACCGATATTGTAACAAAAAGATACTAAGGCGTTGAACTGATTTTGCGTAAGGCTTTTTTTGACATTTTTATTGACGTTGTTTACGTAGAAGTTTAGCGTATTTAAGAACAATTTCTGTTCTCTCTCTTTGGTGATCGTGTCACCAGCTTTTACCTTAGTTCCGTCTTCATAATAGGTGATACCTCGTCCAATTGTCCAAACGCCTCCTGTATCTTTGTATGCTTTATATTTTACACCTTCGACATCACTGAGAAAGTTCTGTCCGGAGATGTCAAACATTTTTTGCTTTTCGCCCTCATTGATGAGCTGAATTCCAAAATTTGTTAATAACATTTACTCTGGATTTTGATTTTGCGCTATTTCTGCTTTTTTAGCATCGTTCAAAGCTTGAATTTTTGCTCCGGAAAGTTTAGAATCTGGATCAGTTCCAAACAATTCTTTGTATTCAGCAGTTGCTTTTTCTTTTAAAGCTTTCAATTCTGCTGGAGACAATTTTGGCGCATCATCTTTTTTCGCAGGTTGCTCATCACGTGTAAAAGTTTCAACCTCTGGATTATCAGGATCCAAAGCTTTTGCGTGATTTAAAGCATCACCTTTCTTTAGAAAAATGAAACCATCTGTTGTTCCAAAAACTTCTTTGATGTTAGCATTGGACTCTAAGTAGTCCAATGCTTTTTGTTTTGTATCTGACATTGTTAGATTTTAAAGGTTAGAGAATAGCTCCGAAGTATTTCGGTGAATTGCTTCTAATTTTACCGTTCAAGGCTCTTTGTCCCATTGAGAACAAATCAGCCTGCCAGCCAGAATGTTTCAATGTTGGATAGATTTCTACATCTCCAGTACATCTAAATACCTCTGTAGAATCCCAAATAACAGACGCTTGTTTATCAGTAGCTTCCACTGTAGAGCCCCAAGGCTTTCTCGCACCTGCTGCCGTATAATATGGCGTTTTGGAATAACTGAAAATCTTGAAATCGTGAAGAGTTGCTCCTTTCTCAGAGATAATCTCTTTGTATAGCTTTTTGTCCTCTTTTCTGATTCTTGCTTCGTGATCGGCTTGCAGAATAACATTCATATTAGACATATCAATATCTAATTTTTTGAAAAATGCACGCATATCGATAAATGCATCGATAACGGAGTCATTTGCGCCTAGATTTAGAATCTTATTAAATTCGTCATTAGTTGCAGCAGACCAAGCGAAGGCAGTTCTCTGAGCCATATTTTTTGCTAATGCTGCTCTATGTCGATTAAGAACTGATGCTCTTTTATCATAACTCAATTCAGCTTCTAACAAGTTATTATGGCGTGTTTGTGAAGTTGACCAGATTTGCAACACAACTTCGTGAGGAATATCGGCAATATCTTGGATTGGCAATTCGTCAGTATTATCTGTAAAGTAATTGAGATGAACGTCCGGGTCTACACCAGCTTCAGCAAGATGTAAAACATTATTATTAACATAAGCTGATAAATCCTGAGATTGTGCAATAAAAGAAGTGTCTGGTAGTGGCTTTTCTTTGATATCGGCAATCCAAACCTCAGTTTGGAGTCCCTCCATAAGATTACCCTTGTACAAAGGCGGCAGGAAGTAGGTAAGTGAAGCGTGACCAACTGTGATGATGGCAGCGGAAACCACCGGATTAAATTGTATATCCGGCATAGCTTGACCAAAAACAAAGGATGCTGTAAAAGCCAGAATGAAGTTAATGGACAAAGCCAATAATGAAAGTCTCTTTTTCATAATATTAATAGAGTATTTTTTGAGTGAGTAATTATTTTTGAGCTGGTGTCCATCTTACACCTTGACCGTAAGCTGCTGAAAGCTGAGCATATTTTACAGGCTCTTCCGCTCTTATTTTTGCCAACTTAACAGGATCATTTTTTTGCAAATAATCGAAAGATTCTTCGCCGCCTGTGTTGACAGGTGTCTTTTTTCCACCTGCTAAAACAACCGCTTGGATGGCTGCATTGGTTCCGTCCTTAACATCAGACTCTTCTTTTTCTTCGATGAGTTTGGAAAGCTTCACTTTTTGACCTTCGAAATCCTTTTCGAATAAAGAGATTTGCCCTTCTGCAAGATCTTCCGGAATAAGTCCAAGTTTAACAGCTTTGTTTACGATAGTTGTCGCTTCGGATTTTTGAAGTGCAACGTATTTACCTTCCCATTCAGAAGCTTTATTTTCGGCGTTGGTTTTCGCCAATTTCAATTCGGTTACTGTATTTAACAGTTCAGATTCGCTAGTATCAGCAGGCTTTCCCAAAGCTAAAGCGATTGTTTTTAGTTCTGACATTATAATTTTTTTTTGATTTAAGAGTTTAATTTTTGGAGTAGAACCACCAGATGAAAGTCTGATTGCGTCATCATTTCCACCGATATCAACAATTGAGATTTCTATCAGCTTACATTTGGTAATAGTTTCATATTTCTGCCCTGGCATTGCTAATGCTGGATCGGAGCTAGCCTCAATAACATCTGCATACATTGAACACATACGGATAAAGTCACCTTTAACCTTTTTCTCAATTTTCGCTGCAAAGTCATTTTCCGTATCAAAAGTGATGTATGCTAAAAGCTGATCGCCTTCTTTTGCCAATCTTGCACGTCCTATCACTTCATCACCTGTCGGTTTATAGTCCGGGCGCTGGTGCATAAACAATACAACCGGATTTCTTTCGTATTGTGTAGTCTCTATGCCTTCCGTGATAATTCTGTATCCGTAAGAGTTTACATTTTCAGTGTTTACTATGAACTTATATTCCATTTAATTCTGTGAGCTTTCACTCTTATTGTGATGACAAAATTGAATGATTTCAACACTGAAAAAAAATCGTATTACAATGGTTTCCAATATTTTGGCAATGATTTCCAACAGTTTGGCAATGGTTGTTTCCTAAATTTCTTATGACATATATAGAAGCGAATTTTGTGGATATGAAAGACTTAAAGTTCACGGATGATCTGGAAATAAAAGACGGCGATTTCGTTATTGATGATTCCGACAATCAGCATCAGAAACACATTCTTATGGCTTACAAAGGCGAATACAAACAATATCCGGAAATAGGTGTCGGGATAGATCAGATGTTGAATGAAGATGACATTACACCTATCCTGATAGAAGCAAAGAAAAATCTACAGTATGACGGTGTTGATGTGAAAAACGTCTATTTCACAGATGAAGGCAAATTAAAAGTTGACGGAAAATATAAAAGCTAATGGCAAAGAAAAAAGTTATAGACGTTCAAACGGTTGACACAGAAGATGTCAAACAACAGGGCAGAATGCGTAATGCGGAAAGAGATCGTAAGATAAAAGATGCTGAGGCTTTGTATATCCGAGGCTTTTCTCTTCAATCTATTTCAGAGTTTGAAACAATTCAGGTTGGTGTAAAAACATTAACAAGTTGGAAAAAAACTCATAATTGGGATGAAAAGAAACAGCTTGAAAATATTTCACCTAATGAAATCAAAGGAATGATCCGTGCTAATGTTGCAGCTATCAAGTCAGGAAAGCAAATGATCTATAAGCCGGATGATATTTCAAAACTGGCAGCTGCTTGGGATAAAATGGACGATAATAAAAAGAAGGCGGTTTATTCAATGGAAGCTTTTGACTCCTTTATCGATTGGTTTACAGATATCGTCGCTAAATCTACCGGGAACAAAAGAGAAACAAATCTCCAAACGCTTAAACTTATTCGTACACTTCAGGACAATTATATTGAAACTCTAATTTAGATGACAGCTACAGAATTTAAAACCGCTCTGGAAAATTTCAAGCTGAAATCGAAAATGATTAAAGAGCTTACTTTCAATTCTATTGTGGCGGAAACGTCAGAACAACAGGAAGAGCGGATCAAATTTTTATTGAAACCGGAGAATTACACAAAATTCTTTGATTATTATTTTGGCGTTGGAGTGTCACTGTCGTTGGCAGATGCTCCTTGTGCCGATTTTCATCAATCTTCTTATGAAAGAATCTTTGATGATCCGTTTGTTGTACAATTAAGAAAATGGTATCGTGGTTCTGCAAAATCAATACACACTAATGTAGGTAACATTTGCCATCTTAAGGAAAATAATGAAGTTTATTTTGGTCTTCTGGTTGGCAGAAATCAGGACTTTGCGAATTTGTTACTTTCAGATTTACAAACACATTTACAATATAATGAAAAGTATATCAAAGATTTTGGTATGCAGGTCAATTATGGAAATTGGTCTGATGGTGAATTTCAAACCAATGATGGGAGAATATTTAAAGGCCTAGGATTAAACCAACCTTTTAGAGGTCTAAGATTAGGAGCGCACAGAATTGATTTTGCGTCAATTGATGACTGCGAGGATAGAAAGCAAGCAAAAAACCAAATCCTAATCCAAGAAAACACAGAAAAAGTAACTGGTGATTTAGGAAAAGCTTTTCATTTGAGACGTGGTAGAATGGTAGTTCCTAACAACTACATTGTGAAAAATGGTCTGATTGATGGAATAAAAGAAGCTTATAAAAATTCAATCCATTTTGACGAAAGCATTGTCAATCTTTCAGATGAGAAAGGAAATCCGAGTTGGCATCAAAGATTATCAAAACAAGATGTAATTACAATCAACAAAAAAACCGATTACTACACTTCACAAAGAGAAGATTACAACAACCCTATAGAAAAGGGTAAACTTTTTAAAGCGGAGTGGCTCAAATATGTAGATGTTCCGACGGAAACTATTTGGGATGGTGTTATTGCTCACTGGGATTTGTCCTATACCAGAAATGGAGATTTTAAAGCCTGCGCAGTTGTAGGCTTCAAAGCTGGGAAGGCTTATATACTTGATGTTTTTTGCCGGCAATGTGACTTACCCGAAGCGATGGAATGGCATTACGCCAAAATGCGAGAATACGCAATGAAAGGTGTTTCAATTCTTTCATTCTATGATGCAACTGTATCACAAGCCGCTATTTTTCAAACGGCTTGGCTTTCGGCAGCCGAAAGAGAAAGATTTGCATCAGTGCCTTTACCTAATCACCAAAATTCTGATAAGCATATCCGGATTGAAGCAACATTGACAGATGTTTTTTTCAATAAACTTTTAGCTATTAAAAAAGAACTGAAGGATACCAGTGATTGGGAAACTGCTCAGGAGCAAATATTATCATTTGAAAAAGGCACTAAGGCACACGACGACTTTCCAGATACATTGGAGAATGCCGTAAGACTTGGAAGGACTTATTTCGGTTATTCTGATAATCAAAGTACATCAAGCAAACCAATGATCGGCAAAAAGAAAAGGAGAAGAATATGACACCAAGAAAAGAATTATTTATTGCGGTCAAAGATGCTTTGAAAACCATTCCACAATTGGAATATGTTGATTTGTACCGCAAACAGTTTGAAAATGACGGAAAGGATTTCGGTCAATATTACACAGCTGCTTTAATACGTCTTTCATCAATCAAGTATGAAACGATGACCGAACAAAATCAGGAAGGAAATACACTGATTGATGTAATCTTTTATTGTAAAGACGGTTGGATGCATCAGCACAACAAAACTACAGATCCTAATGATGGTTTGACAGAAATTGACTTATTGGACGCTATTGCCGAAAAACTACAATTCCTGAAAGGTGAACAATTCAAACCATTGCACCAGACAGAAGACGAAACGGAAGATATCTCAATGAGTCCGATGATGAGTTACAGACAATCTTTCAAAACAATGATTTACCGTCGCCTGAGTCCAAAATACCACAACCAAAAATTAAATCTTTCTTAGTTATGCCATTTCTAGTTAAAGCCGAATTAAATACCGTTTCAACAATCGAAATCATTGACCTTATCACAAACAGTGATGATGAAATTGTTAAAAATATAATCGAAGAATGCATCGATGTAATGATTACTTATCTGGGAAGCTACTATAATATGGATGAGGTTTTTTCCCAAGAAGGTAATGATCGAAACAAAACGCTTCTTAAATATCTCAAGGCTTTGGTCATTTATGAAATACCAAAACGTAGAGGAAAGCGAGTTCCCAAGGATGAAGCGGATGATTATAATGAAGCTATGAACTGGCTGGAAAAAATTGCTGCCGGAGAAATGAAGGCAAATCTACCTCCAAAAAAAGAAATCGGTGACGACGGCAAAGAAAAAGAAGTCGGCTTTTATAAACTAAAAAGTAACAAAACCTATAGAAACCACTGGTAATGGCTGGACTGGATGATCTTCAAAATCTACTCAACAAAGCGATGCAAGTCATTCCGGATAAACTTCCTATCATCATAGAAGTTGAAGGTCTGAATTTCATTAAAGGAAACTTCCGGGCGCAGGGTTTTGTTGACGGAACAAAAAAGGCGTGGAAAAAGAGACAAACCGAAAGAGACGGCAGGGATTTGACCAGATACAAAACAAACCGGGTTGGCGCTGCCGGAAGTCTCAACAAATTCGGGCAACGTGAACAGGGGCGAGCGATTCTCGTTGGACACGACACAGGCGGTGATAAATTAATTAATTCCATTCGTGCCAGAAGAAACCGGCAACGTGTCACATTCTACACTTACAAAAAATACGGTCAAAGACATAATGAAGGATTGGACGGAATGCCAAAACGTCAATTTATGGGAATGTCCAAAACACTAGAGAACAATATCAAAAAAAAACTAATCAAGGAGCTGGATAAAGCTCTGAAAAAGTAAACATAAAATTTATGAAATTTCATCAGACTGCTACTATCGGAGGTAACTTGTTCAATAGCGCAATTAAGCTTTCCGGAGGCGATAGAAATAATGTTGAGAAGGTTACCAAGTTTATGGTGGATCAGATCAAGCGTTCGAGACAATTGTGGAGAAAAGAGATTAACCACTGGCAGGCAGCAAGGCTCTCACGCTACAATGTAGAGATGCCGAGAACATGGCAAATGCAGGAGGTTTATGATGACGTGATGCTGGATGGTCATCTTACTGGTATCACCGAAAACCGTACACTTAGAACTACAAACAAAGAGTTTATTTTTGTCAATAAGGAAGGCAAAAAAGATGATACCTGCACAGAATACATCAAAGATAAACCGTGGTTTGAAACAATATTGGAAGAAACTCATAAATCAACTTACAGAGGTTATTCCCTTCTTTGGTTGAAGGATTACAAGAAAGGACAAATTAATGACGTTGAACTCATCGACCGCCGTCTCGTGGTTCCGGAGCTTGGAATGCTTCTTTCTGAGTTTGAACTAAACAAAGGTCTTTATTACAAAGATTTATTTCCGACACTGATCTATTGCCAGATGTATGATCCTGTTGGATTGTTAGAGAAAGCAGCGCCTTATACGATTCTCAAACGACATTCCTGGGGAAGCTGGGACGAATTCGAGGAATTATTCGGCATTCCGATCAGGATTGCAAAGGTTGCTTCTCAGTCTGAGGCTGTAAAAAAAGAAGTAGCTGGGTGGCTAGAAGAAATGGGTTCCGCTGCTTATGGTGTTTTTCCAATCGGGACAGAAGTTGAGATAAAAGAAAATACTAAAGCCGATGCCTTCAATGTGTTTTATCAAAAAATTAAGGCTTTGGATGCTGAGCTTTCCAAACTGGTTTTGCATCAGACAATGACCACCGAAAACGGAGCCAGCAAAGCACAGGGAAATGTTCACGAGAATACTTTGAAAGAGCTTATTTTCGGAGATGAAAAGAAAATACTTTCAATCCTAAATCATCAGATTGTTCCTGCAATGAGAGCCATAGGATATAATATTCCTGAAGGGTTTAAAATAACCGTTTCTCAGACCAAAGACCCGAACGAGCAGATCAAGATAGACAAAGAACTGATGAATGCTGGAATCGTTCTTAAACAAAGTTATCTCGAAGAAACTTACGGTTCTGAAATCGAAAGTATGCCAGAATCCGGAAAGAAAAAGGAGCCAGCTCAGGGAAAGCTTTAAGCCTGCTCAAACTCCATTACAAATCCAAATGCAATCACGAACCGGTTAAGCTGGTCGCTGATTTCAGTTTGAGCAGGCTTATTGAGGATTATCTGGAGGAACTTTTCAACGAAAAGAATGTTTCTTTTGTAACCAGGCAGAAGCTTTGGAGTTTCTACAATGAGAAACTTTCGAAGGCTGTTGATGTCGGCTATAGTCCGGACTTAGATTTCTATGATGAAGATCTGGCGAAATCATTAAAAGACAACATTGCCGAGTTTTCCGCTTTTAAAGAGACATCTTTCAAAAAAGAGGTAGAAGCGCTTTTGACTGACGGGAAACATCTGCGCAGCAAATCCGACTTTAAGAAAGAAGCCCTGAAGGTTTCTGATGATTATAATTACCGTTGGTTGGAAACCGAACGACATCATACGATTGCGGTCGCCAATATGGCTTCAAAATTAAAAGATTTTGAGCAAAATGTGGAATTATATCCTAACCTGAAATTGGTGAGCGTAAATGATAGCAGGGTACGTCCTGAGCATAAAGTTCTCGACGGAACTGTCCGCCCTTTCAATGATCCGTTTTGGAAATCGCACACTCCGCCTTTGGATTGGGGATGCCGTTGTGACTTGGAGCAAACTGATGATGAAGTTACCGATGTTCCTGGTGGATTTCAAACCAAAATTGAGTTTGAAAATAATCCGATTGATAGCGGTAAGATATTTGGCGGTTCTGCTTATGAGGAAAATCTAACGAAAGATGAAAAAGAAGATGCCGGAAAGTTAATTGATTACAACCATCTGCATCACAATAAGGATTTTGAAAACACCTTTGAAAGAATAAGACCGGATCAAGAAAATGCATATCCGAATCTTGACAAAGAACAATCTGTAGCAGTTAATTTTTATAGTCGTGAATTTTACGATCCGATTAATAAATACAACCGAGGTCTTGAAACATTTATCAGCGAAAAAGGTGGCTATACAGATGATTTCTATAAAGGGATTACAAAGACGATCAATAAAGCTTTGGATGACATCCCTGATAAACACGTAGGAATGACTTACCGTGGAACATATCTGGATGATACTAATGTCTTGCAAGGGTATAAGAAAGCTTTTGAAAACGGTAAACCATATACAGAGAAAACATTTATGTCAACATCTACAGATCAGAGTGAAGCTTTTGAAGGAAATGTCACTTTTTCTGTAAAATCAAAGTCCGGGACAAAGATTTCGAAATTATCAGCCAGTCCGCACGAACAGGAAGTATTATTTAAAGCCGGTCAGAAATTTAAGGTAACAGGCTTCACAGACTATGGCGAAGCGATCCATATAGAAATGGAAGAGATTTAATTGATTGAGGAATCGACTTTTTTCTGCCAGTCATTTTGACGGGCGTTGACCGTTGCCAAATCCTCTTTTGATAATTGTTCTTTCAGTTTTTCAACTTCAACACGATACCAATTGCGCTCCTGAAGAAAATTAAGATTTTCAGGAGCTTTTAATTTGCTTTTTGCAGTATAAAATTCGTCTAGTGTCATTGTTATGCTGTTTGATAGATTCCACTTCCTTTCAAGATTGAACGAACTGTTCTTTCTGAAATAAAAAACTGATCTGCTGTTTTTTTCTCCAATGCTCCCATTCTCCATTCCGGATTCTTTTCTGCGAGCTTATCGAAGAAAATTCTAACTTGTTTATTTCGTTCTAAAAATCTATAGTTATCAGACATTAGCACAAAAATAATTAGTTAGTTTTATTCCTGCAAGTTGGCGCTACAGCTTATGAGTTGTGTAATAATTTTCACGGATAATTAAACCGTCTTTAATCAAACTTCTGAAGCTGTCCACCATTTCCGCCTTTGTATCATTATATTTTGCCGGAACCTTCGTTTTAAAACTTACACCAATACTGCCGCCATCCTTTAGGTAAACTACATAAGAGTCATTTAGTACCAGATTTTTCGTGATGAATGTATTATTGAAATAAGTTCTATTGTCCAAATCATCAAAACTTATGCTGCAAGAAATCTCATCATCCTTACATTTATTCACAACCAGCATCGCATCCTTTACCTGCTTGCTTGGCTCCGAAAGCTTGCTGTAATAGACGTACATATCAACCTTACCATTTGAAGCCTTAAAACCGTCGGCATTTTTCTCAAATTTAAAATCACCGGCATTGCCAAGATAGACTTTGTGAGTTCCCAGTTTAAAAATATTAGCTTTCGAGTTGGCAAGAATTGTATCACTTACCGAATTTTGACCTAAAGCTATCCCAGACAGCAAAAGAAAGAATAATAGTTTTTTCATAGCGTTATTTTGTTTTGGTTGCTTTTATTTCTACACCGGCAACTTTGGCAAGAGCCTCGAGCTTGTCCAACGTTGGTGAACTCTCACCAGCCAAAATCCGTCCGACGGTACTTCTGTTGATTCCAGCTTGTTTTCCCGCTTCATAGTCAGTCATCTTTTTTTCCTGTAATGCTACATTAATTAGTTTCACAATCGGATGTATTTTGGTTTCCATAATGCAAAGATACTAAAAATAAATAAAGCGTTGCAAATTTGCAACGCTTTATTTTATAACTCTTTGTAGATGTTTGTATTTTCAATTAGCAAATCAATTGTAGCATCAAATATTTTATGAATCTTTATTAGCGCTGTTGGGTGATAAATCTTAAAGGCAAATTTATTGTACGGGTCTTGTGATACTTGAGAGATTTTTAACATTCCTTTAGCCTCCAAGGCAATTTTCGGTATTTCTGATTTCGTCAATTCTTCCAAAATTGCTTCAAGATTTTGTTTTATAAAATGCAAATCCTCTCGCTTTTCCTCTAATTGCTTTAAAATATCAACGTAATTCATTTGTTTGTTCTTTTTGTGTTTAATAAAATTAACGTTTAAAAATTGATATTATTACAATATGTTTAATTAAAATTTGTAGACTTTACGAGAAATAAGGGTTTACAGAATCTATATTACTCAATAAACAATATACTTTCTAGTTAATGTGGAAAACTTTTGCGGATGATTGTCAGAAATATGGCGATAAATGAAATTTGACTCTTTTTTGAAACTCAATAGTTTACTATCTTTGAAAAAGTTCTCTCGGGAAAATAAAAGTTCCCGAATAATCGGGAACCTTTTTTAGTATTAACTTTTTAAATTCAATGTTATGAAAACAGAGAAATTTAAAAAAGTTGTAGAGATCATAAAAGGAATTCTAGAAATTGTTCATTTGGCGGTGAAGATTCTAGTCTCCATTTTTCTCTAACTTTTGCGCCTCACTTAGTGGGGCGTTTTAGTTTCTTTTTCTTATAGCTAAATAAGCATAAATTTTTGTATCAACCAAACAAAATGTATTAAAATTGTAATACAATTACAACAACATTTACGTAACCATTTGTACAAACGATTTGTACGACTTTTACAACTTTAAGAAATGGCGCCTTTTCCGTTGTTGCATAAACCAAATATGCAACAAAACAACAAAACAAAATCCCCAAAAACATACTCTGCATTAACAAATACAGGTTTTCGAAAAAAAAATGTAATACTTTTCTAATACTTTTTTGATACGATTTTGTTTGATATTGTATTTGCAAATCCTCCTTAATCCCTTGTATAAAATCCGAACCAAATCAGCACATCCAATTTGGGTGTATGTCCGGGTTTTAATGTAAAAATAATTGTATTGCCTTCGCGGCGATAAAACCAATCTCTTGCCATTGCAATTCCCATTGATCCGTTAAGAAGATGAGTCATAAAATCATCGATGATATCGCTTTGCTGAAATATTTTAAATTCTGTTGGAAAGTCCATTATGTAAATTTAATATTGATTAAGTTGTTTTTATTACGGTTATACGTATGTCTCCGACATTGATGTTGGAGACATAGATTAAAAGTCCTTTAATAAAGCTTTAATCTCGCTTTCAAATACTTTTAAGTATTGGTTATCTCGACTTTGCACTTCACTTTCTTTCGTCGCAGTGAAAGTGTGCCAGATAAATGCCGGCTCGCTTAATAAAAACTCTTCAACAGCTGGATTGATGATTGCAAAACCTTTGATTTCATAACCCTTTTTTTGGAGAAACTCAAAGATTTCAGTTTGTGGGATGTGCATTTTTATTTCCATCTTTACTAGATCTGGCGGTTTTTCTGTTAGATTTATCATTAAGTTCTTTTTGGGTTTTTCTAAGTTCTATCTCTGTATTAAGGATTTCCCAAACTTCGGGATGCGTTGATTGTGTTGTGTTTTCAAATGCTTTATGCAAAGCTTCGTCATACATCTTTCCAACAGTCTCACTCAAATTTTTGAGAAAAGCTTCATAACTGAAAAGGGCTTCCGATTTTTCTGTTTTTAAAACCTCTTGTTTTTCCTTTGGCTTTTCTAAGTCTCGGAGGGTTTTCTCAGTGGTCATCATATCTGATGCTTTTCTTGTGATAAGCCGGGATTTGCCTATTTTACTAAATTTCTCTTGTAACTCTTTCGGCAGTTCGTGAAAGCTTTTTCCTGTTATCACTTCCGGTTCTTGCTTTTTCTTCTTTTTCAAAATGAGCCGTTCCCTAGTTGCAGATTTGTAATCAAGATACTTGTTTGCCCAATCCATTATTTCAAAAGTATCGCACTTGTAAACCTTGCCAAATTCGCCCTGTCTTGCCATTTTGAACATAAGGACGACATCTTCCAAAGAATCGGTTTTAAATTTCTCATAGATATCGCCAGCAAGGACTTGGATTTGGTAGCCTTCCAGCTCTTTTCCGGTTATTTCCAAGAAGAATTCTATGATTCTGATAATCTGTGAAACAACGTTTATTTTCTTGCCCTGTGTAGCGATGAGCGGACTGTTGATGATGCTGTCAGCCACGCTCATATTTCGCTCCAATTTTACCAGCTCATTGAATACTTTTTTTTTGACTTGCTCTGGAGGCATTGGTTTTTCACCAACTTTAGTCTCCGTACATCTCTCTAAGATCGTCAGCGTTGTTTGCTGTAGTTCTTGTTTTGTTAAGCTTTGCGAAGTATTTTGCATATTGCTTCGGATTTTCTTTGATTGTCAAAATGTAGTTGAGATACTTTTCTGTATTGCTTGGTCTGAAAAGCGTAGTTGGACAAAGATGTTGGTTCATCACTTCATTGTTTTTCCAATCCAGCGTTTTAACCTGTACAATCTCTTTGAGTTCCTGGATTGTGTAACCATCTTTTAGCCTTGCCTTTATTGGAGCCAGATTGCTCTTTATAGGCTTGAATCTTTTACCTGCTAATTCATTGAGGTATTCTAAGATTTCTATTTCTGGGGGTGTGATGTTTTCATTCATCTTTTATATTCCAATTTTTAAAGTTTCCTTAGCAACTTGCGTGTGATACTGTCCACCTTCCACATTACCCAGAATAGCAGCTCGTTTGTTCAATGCTTCTATTTCTTTATTACTCATATCAGAATAACGCCTTTCGGTTACTTGGTCAGGATGATAGATTTTTGATGCGATGACATACTTTGTGAAAAAAGCATCTTGCAGTTCAGCTCTTTTAGCATTTTTGGTTTTGGTAGTTCTGCAACGTTTGATGTGTGGCAAACAAAAATCTGAAAATTGTTTCGCTGCGTGTCTGCGGAAATACTCATAGGCACTATCAAGAGTCACCCAATCCAAATATTCAAGCTCAATTCTTAATTCTTTTTTGGCTGCTGTGTATCTCACAACACGGAAGTTTTGTCCGGGAAAAAAGTAACTTAGAATCTGCTGGAAAAGCATCATATCAAGATTCGTTTTATACTTAAAAAAATAATGTTTCATCTTTATGTTTGCCAAATCTTCGTCTGACAGGTTATATTTTTTCATTAACCTGTTGAGTGCATTCTTGGCGGCATCTTTTTCTCCGTCAACACCTTGATTGACCAATTCTAAAACTTTGGAAATTTTATCTTTTATTTCGTTATTCATATCTATTAATTTTATATTACTGTCATCTAGCACCAGTATATATATTGGTGCTAGATGACCGTTGGTTGTTTAATACTTTATCTAATCTGGCGTAAGCCGTTTTCAGGCTGATTCTTTCGTATTTGAGAGCCTTGTAGATTCTCATTATCTCGAGCGCCTGCATCAGTTCCACGCTTTGTTATCTTCCGCCTTTTTCCACCAAGCCTTTGTCATTGTCTTGCTGGCGGATCGCTCGTTGTTTCTTTCCACGCCTCTCAACTGTTGATAAAGGGCTTTCAACTCTTCCAGACTGTGAGCGTTTAAATGCTTTTTAAAGACTGATGAAAGGAGCATCCAGTTATTGAACTCCGACCATTGTCCGAGCTTTTTAATCCCGGTTCGTTCTGCCAGTGCAATGATGTTGGAGCGCCATTGCTTCATAATGGCTTCATCTACCAGCGCATTGGCTTTCTCTTCAATGGTCTTTGGACGGAAGATTTGTAAAAGCGTTCCGATTTCTGAATTGGTAAGGTCTTCTACAGCGGTAGTTCTGTGATTGGTGATGCTATCGATTAGCACGGCCACAGTTTGTGGATTTTTGCGCACCAGATAGCTGTTGAGTTCTTGTGTTGGGGTCATATCTATTAATTTTGTTTGTTCCCATCGGAGGAATCGAACCTCCGAGAAACCGTTAGGGATTAATCTTTTAAAAATTCTGTAATTTCTCCTGTAGAAGTGATGCCTTCCAGTAATTGTGCATTGTTATTGGTGACAATTACTGTCGTGTGTGGATGATGGTTTTCAGCCAGATATTTAATCAATGGTTTTGCAGAATTGTCAAAATCATCTAAGCAAACCGTTTCTATTGGCTGGTAAGAATCTTCCATTTCAACTAAATGCGGTGCTGTATTTTCACAGTAAGAAACAACCAATGCTCCGAGACAGAAACCACCTGCAAGGCAAATCACTCCGATAGTTATAATTAGCGCATCCATAATCAATCAATTGAGAATTTGAAATTAACTCGCTTCATAATTCCGTCGCCAAAATCTACCATCTTGTAGCCTCGCACGTAACGTGATGTTCTGATATCAATCATCGCCTCATTGATGATGTCCATTGCAGAACTGAAAACCTCGCTGTTGGCTTCCGCTCTCAATTGGTCTAATGCTCTTACAGCTTTTGGGTTGTAATCGCCTTTGCTGTCAGTTTTCAAAGCGATGTTCAAAAACTTCATCAGCAATTTTTCGTTATCTGTGTTGCCTGCCAATCCTGCCATAAATTCTTTCAGTTGATTGATGCCGTGCGCTTCGGTGCCGTTGAATGTTGGCGAGACGTTCCAACCGATTTGCATATAAGCAGAACCGTCTTCTAATGTGTGGCTGTAGCTGTCTTGCTCTGCTTTTTTGTCTCCAAATATTTCTGCATCCAGTTTGATAATGCTTTGCAAGTCTTGAAACATCTTCACGATGCGTTCTTCTACGTCGTTTCTCTTATCGATGAAGAAATCTACATTAGCGAGAACAAAGTCGTTTTTGAGACCTTTGAGGATTTTCTTATCTTCGTGTAATTTTGCTTTTGCTTCCTTTTTTTTCGTCTCCAGTTGGGCTTGGATGTTTTCTAATTGCTCTGGTGTAAGCTGTGCAATGTCAATTGTTGTCATATCTTATTTTTTTAATTCATTTTTCAGATAATCACTCTTCAAACCTTTATTGGCTACTTTCACTACTTCTTTAATGATTGGCGTTTTGAAACCAGCCAGCGTAATAAGCGTTGCAATTTCTAAAGGGCTGCCTATTAAAACATTAGAAAAGTGAAATTCGTTTTTAACTAGGATAAGAGCTTTGATGTCTTTTGGTGCGTTTGCTACTAGGTTTTCTAGTTGTTCTTGAAATTCTTGATGTGTCATAGTGCGTTATTTGTATTTGTTAATTCTTGTAATTGTTTTTGTCTGAACATCAGTTCATCGTGTATTTTTATCCACTCTTCTTGGTAACTGTCATCTTCTAGTCGAGCTTTAAGGCCTGCGATGATGTCTTCCAGCTCTTTCTCTGTTGGTGGGAACATTTCGTTGTCCATTATTCAATTTTTGTTAAGTAATTTTCTGGAATGGTTTGACCTTCCGTTTTCAGAGGTTCTGGATTAACGATGTAAAAATCCCGGTCTTTATCTCTGAAGCTTTTTCGGACGATGTAGATTTCGTCACCTGGTTGCAGTCCTGTTATCTGGAGTAATAAAAGCTGTGACAATGTGCAGTTCACTTTTGCTTTTTCGCCGTTTTTAAATTGTTGCTTTGCCATAATCAGTTTTCTTTTTGTTGTTTTCTTACTTTCATTTCGTCATAAAATTTCGTCGCATCCTGATAGCCTTTATCATATTTCTTTTCCAGTTCGTGTAATATCAAGTTTTCGGATTCTTTTAGTGCCTGTTGTTGTAGTTTTAAAGTTTCGGAGTAGCTTCCATTTGCCGGAATACTTAAAACTCTTTTCATTATCTCGTCTATAATTTGTATCGCAGTCATTTCTATGTTGTTAATTTTTTATATTCTGCTATTAGAAGCCACTCGCCATTGTGTTTGAAGTATAAAAGCCTGTCATCCATATAGCGCATTTCCGGAGCATCCCAATCGTGATCCTCTATAAAACCATAAGCATCCAATATTTTTTCAGTCAGGGTTTTTGATTTTCCAATGATGTACTGGTGAATGAAGGCTCTTTCCGTCCAATCCAATAGACCAAAGATGCTGTCAAGCTGTAAAACTTTAAATAGTATTTCGTTTTTCATATATTTTGTTATTATTTACCCCAATAATTTACAGCGCCCTCATCCCAAATTGTATATCCATCTTGCCAAAACTTCCCGAAGTAGCGACCTTTGGAAAATGCTTTGAAACCTTCTACCCAAATTTTCAAATCAGCATCGAAATTCACCCTATCGGCAGTCTTTCCCATAATCTTGTTACCGTCCATCTGCATATTGAAAATCAAAAGCTTTTTATGATGCTTTTTTTTGAATGCTAGAAACTCTCTCCAGCTCAAATCTGTGTACTGAAAACTGTCAAAGAAAACCACATCTGCGCTTTGTCGTTTACTCAATCTCTCATCTACCTCTTCAATGCTCTCTTGTACTAGCTGTAATTTTCGACCGCAATCCGCCATACCGTGCAATTTCCAAGCATTTTGCATTGTTTTGGAATTACCCTCTTCCATAGAATCATATAGAACTTTTAAACCTGCTTTTGTCAATGCTTTTGCTAGTTGCAGGAGAAAAGCTGTTTTTCCGTTTCCAGATCTTCCACTCACTGACCAAACACCCCGAGTTTCAGGATTATCGAAGTTGTCAAACCATTCGCCATCCCAATTGATCTCATCGTATTTGGTCGCCAGCAGGTCTGTTGATGACCAAGCTTTCTTCATTATGCTGCATTCGGTCTGTTAAGGATTTTTCTTACCAGATTTTCGGTCAATGGCTCACCTAATCGCTGAGCTTCTCGCATTGCCGGAAGTAGAACATCTTTAAGCTCACCATAGTTCTGACATTCACTCTGTAGGAATCTCACTAGATTTTTGTCGGTGAGACTCGTAAGGAACTGCTCAAATCTGGTATCAATAGGACGTAGCTCACGGATGTTATATTTGATACGTCTGTAGAACTGTGGCATTCCGTCCTTATTTTTGTTTTTCAATCGCTCAATCTTGGAGATTAGCTGATTCGTCCCAATCATCACAAGTCCACATTTTCCGACTAGATGGTCATACATTTCCTTCATATTGCAAAGCGTTGGTTGCTTCATATATTCAGACTCATCAAAGATCAGAGTCGGTGTTCTACCGTCCAGTTTCATCTTCAAAAGTTCTTTGGTAATAGCATTGAGCTTTTTGGACTTTGAACCGGTCAAAGGGATTCTCAAAGCTGCACCAAGTTTATCAAGCAGATCTCCGATGGTGTCCATAGAACCAACCGTTACTTTGAAAAGATCTTTCGGATTGGACTTAACGAAAATATCGGAACTGAAGGTTTTGCCGCTTCCGGTTTCGCCAATGATAATTGTCGTATATCCAAAAGTTCTCGCATCTTCCAGATAAGAAATCATCTGCATAAATTGAGGTGTCTGTCTTGCTTCCCAAATGATTCTGTTATCGAAGTTAAATCCGATAACTTCAGCTACCATTCTGAAATATTTGTCATCAATTATGGTTTCTTTATCTCCAACCGGTAGAGAGTAAAGGTTACGTCTCATATAAGAGAGATAATTTGAAGGAACGCCAGATTTAACAGAGAATTCATTGGCGGAAAATTCGTTTTCCTTCATCCAAGCTTCAAGCGCTTCAATAATGCTGTCTTTGGTATTCTTATTCATCTTGTTTTAGGTATTTTGTGAAGTCAATTTTATTAGTTAAGTATTCTGTTTGTTCTGCGTTCCAGCTTTGATCCTGCTGTTTTTGTTCCTGTTTTTCCTGCTTTTTGAGTAACTTCTGAGCCGGTTGCAGACGTTTGGCATTTCGTTGGTCTTTGTGCTGTCCTTTGCTGTCAACCAGAAGCATTTTTGCGAGCGTGTCGTTCAGTTCAGGATTCTGAATAAACATCTGATTTACCGTGGCAGAATCTTCAACAACTGAATCGATAATCAATTCCTTAGTAGCTTTGTTGAACTGTCCTACTTTTGCCAACTCTTCCGAATCGCCTTCCTTTCTATCATAGAGCGCCATCGGCTGAACAAACTTCTGAGATAGCATAAAAGAGATATTTTTCTCTTCGTTGTAGGCAAGAACCTCATTCAGATTATTTGAATCAAATTTGATAGTCCAATCGAGGTGTGCGTGCATTCTGAAATTAACATCGAAGCTGTCAAACTCCAATTTCTTTCCATTGATCGCAACGTGTAACCCATTGTGAGAAACTCTGTTTGTGAAACCTGTTGTTTCTCCGAAATGTTGCAGGTATTCCTGTTGAGTGATTGCTTTTTTAGCATCAGAAGGCATTTCTTCGTAAGCCTGAATGTATTGATCTCGCAATCTTTCACGCTCCATTTCCATCATTCTAATCAGTTGCATTGTGCAGCCTTCCTGATCTGGAAAAGAATGTCTGATTTTGTTCAGATACTCGTCATTCGGCTGTAATTTCGATTTTACGCCTTGACCGCTCCAGTTTGGTGCGAGTTGGCAATATGTTTTGTTGAAGTATTTGAACCACGGCTCAATGACTTTAGATTTTGCATTTCCAACCTTTGCAGGCGTGAATTTGTCAGATAGAATCTCGTAAAAAGAAGTCATTTCCTTCTTAGCGTAGTTATCCGCTTGGATCTGTAACACTTTATGCTTTTTCCCGAACAACTCTTCCGTGTGCTGAACTGCATTTCTAAGCGCTGACTTGATTAATGCCGCGTTTTCCTGCGTTCCGATGGCATAACCGACCGGATATTTTACGGAAGGATCTAGTACAACCACCATAGTCAATCTGTTGTGATAGGTTGTAACTGACTGACCTTTTAAACCTGTTCCCGTTTTCTGATACAACAATTCTGCATCCCAGCCGTCTACCGTCCAGAAAAGCAACGGTGAAGATGGCGCAACTCTTTTAACGTGCATTGCAACATTGTTGTCAAATGCTTTTACGCCTTTGGTTCCGGCGATTGTTAGTAGATTCCATTTTGTTCTATAGTTTCCAACTGTTGAAGCCGATAGTTCTGACCATTGTTGGATTTTCGCTACTGTATTATAAATGTTACAGATTTGCTCATTGTCCAAATTCCTGTGATCTCTCAACAATTGGCGAAGTGTTGCCTCCTGCTGGCTGTCTTTTACTTTGACAGCTTTCTTATTTCCGAAGTTCTCAGAGATCAATGCCGAATAACCTTCTTTCTTGAACTCTTCCAATTTCTCTTTCAACCTTCTCACTGATTTTGGAAGCGAGTGACCGATTTGTTCTTTCACATCTTCGGATGAAAGAGCTGCATCTTCCCAAATTTTTGTAAGTGCAGCTTTTCCACCTCGGGACTTGCGGAAAGTCACCATATTTTTGATATAATCGTCCAGAGCCGTAAGCATCTGTGCGTTTATCGTGTATTCTTTTTGAGTATCTCCGGGAAGTGTTCGGTAATCATCCAGAAGATAATTAGCATAGAAATCCTGAGCCTCATAATCATCTTTGTAATAGTTCAGGATAAGATTCTGAGTATTTTTCTTTGGTGGATATCCAAGCTTTTTAACGATCTGAACCTTGAACCTTTCCGGGATGCTGTCAAATTCTATCAAAGCAGTATTATCCAAACCGCCACCGGTTCTGACTCTGTTGATTTTACCAATCCGGCACTGCTTATCGTAGTTGGACTTAGACATTACGTCCAAATCGTCATACAAAGCCTTTGCAGGGATCGTTAAAGTGTTTTGAAAGAATTTATACATATTTAAAATACTTTTAAAAATGCTGGTCTTTCCCAGCGGTCAACTGTCTTTCCAATTGTCAGAATGCTTTTGCCGTTTAGTGAACTAATACCTGTCTGTCTTGTCATATCACTATTCTTTCCAAGATGTCTCCGGTTGCTTCACGATTCCGGTTCGTTTCACATAAGCTACTTACATTCGTCTCTCTCTGGATTACTAATAATCACGCATCTAATAGGTTGTGGAGAAGAACGGACTCGAACCGCTGACCAGTCGCTGTAACGCAACGCTCTACCAACTGAGCTACTTCCCCAACGCCGTCTTTCCGAGCTGCCAACCATAGTCTTTTTTAGTGTGCTATCTCCGGTGTTCCTGCACTTTTGTATTTGACGTCTATTGAGGCTCCGAAAAGCATTAAGTAAGTCGCTTTTTCTTTTTTCCCTGTTGTAGCATCTACCACGTCAATTGTTTTGTGGGAGAATACTGTTTGAAATAGTTTTTTCAT